TTTTTTGTTTAGTGTCTATTTCGTCCCAATAATGACTGGCTTGGGCCATTCATAATTGGTTTTTTTTGTAATCACTGAAATATGACTGGCCTATTCTCCTCTAAGTTTTGAGTAGCAAATTCCTAACGCTTGGTCTTGGTCATACTCACCACCAATCTCTTTCATACATCTTGAGATAAAACTATTTTCATCCTCACCACTTTCGGGTGATGGAATAGGGAAACCTTCCTTTTTTACCTTTGATTGTTCTTCTTTGATTGGAACACAGTTCGGTGAACCATCAGGTTTTAGTCCGATAGCTTCATAACCTTCCCAACAAGGATTTGGTTCAATAAACTTTTTCTCTTCTGGCTTGTTAATTTTAACACCATTCAGTTCAAGTCTGATTTTGTATAAGTCTTCTAATTTCATTTTGATAATTTTTTATATTCGTTTAATGACAATTCTTTTCCCAATATAAAGACACACTGATAATTGTGATGTATCCAATCGAGAAACTCGTCTCTTGTTATTTTATATTTGTTATAATCTACTTCTTCAATTAATCTTGTATAATAATCTACCTTATATCCTAAACCAATTTCTGAGTTGGTTGGAACTGGTAAGTATATCTGTTGTTGGGACATGTTATATTTTTATTTTCTTCAATCTCTTATTCTCATCCATAAGTTTTTCAACCATCTTTTCAAGGTCTTGAACTTTTACATTTAATTCATGTATTTCTTTCTTCAGGTCTTCAATAATCTTAACATAGATATTGATAGATAATTCAAGATTACGAAGAACCTGATTGTCAGTGTCTGCTTGTTGTCTTTTACGACCTACAAACCAACCAGCAAAACCTGTTAAGGCGTTTGATATAATTAATAATAATTCTGTACTCATTTCTTAATTTGTCTTTGTTTTACTTCCGAGTTTGTCACTGCTCATATTTCATAGATTTTATTGCTCATTTTTTAGATTAATGACAATCAGCACAAGGTGGGTCATAATGGTCCATCTCAGACCACATAGGTATAGACCTACCTAATTGTTGTTTAGAATAACCATAACGAGTTGTATGATTAAGATATTTTGGTGAGTTATACTTAGAACCTTTCTCAGGTGTCATACCATCAATAGTAGAATAAGTATTGTAGTCAGGGAATTTATTTTGACCATGACCTGTAATCAGATAATCTTGAAGTCTCATCTTATAGAAGTTTGCCCTTTGAAATTGTATACCTCTAAGATATTTCATCGTCTCCGTATCAACAGATTGTGCAGATTCCATATCACCTTGTACAATACCCCTATTCATCGTTCTGTAGTGTAAATGAGGTATCATCTCGAAGTATGCGGTTTGTATCAAATAAGGGGCTATATATTCGTTTACAAGAGTTAATTCATCCGCGTTGAAGGTATTACCTGTTGAACTGATTTGGTCCAAAAGATGTTCATAAAACTTGGTTCCAAGTAATGGTTGAAGATGTATATCTTGTGAGATACCAATCTCGGCTCTAATTGCGTCAATATCAACATTCTTATTGATGTTGGTAAACGCCTTTAATTTGTTCTCTGATATTAATAGTTTGTTAGCCATAGTTTAATTAATCGTTTTCTTCATCCTCTCCAAGCCAAGTACCACATTCTTCCTCATTTAATCCATAACCACTCTTTAACATTTGGATTGCTTGTTGTCTTGATATTTTTCCTTTATTATATTCACGAACAATTCTCATTAGATTTTGGTATTCTCTACCTTTTAATCCTTTGATATTTTCGTTAATCACAATCTTTTCACTCTCTGCTTCCACAGGTGTAACAGGTTTATCTACCACTGCAGGATTTTGTGATACATCACCTTCTTCAAATATTGTTAATGGTTTAATTTCAAATGATGTTGGTTTTTGGAATTTCATAGAAACCAATTTATCAAATGTACCCAATAACTCTTTTTGATATGGTTGAATAACTGTCTTTCTTACATAGAAGATATGTGTAGCAATTTCATCTTTACTACCCAATTTACCTGCGGTACTAATACCAAAAAGTTCACCTGTAGAAATACGATGTGCGGATAAGATTGATTGTTGAATATCTGTGTATATTGCTTGATAATATCCATCATTAGCTGATGGTTCAATTTGTGTAATTTCAGGAGATAATTCCTTACTTTCGTTAAATGAGATGATTGGTCTACCCGCGTTATTAACTGAACTAAATTGACTCTCTAATGCCCTTGTAACCAACATCTGTTCTTCTTCGCCAGGTATACCATTATTCATGTTTATCCAAAGTGAAGGTAACATGCCGTTCTTTAGATTGTTTGCGTGAAACTCTTTAATGTTTACATCAATCTCAATTGCGGCAAGACCACCTGAATAATCAGGTTGTGGATAATAAGAATTGGATGGTGAATATTGTTTGTAATAATAAATTTGTGAACCACCTTTCTCTTGGTCAAATGCATCATATTCTTGTGGTGGATACTTTCTTATATTGGACCAATCAGGTGAATAATAATACTTTTCGATTTCGTCATCATCATTTAATTTACCACATCTAACTCTACTAAAGTCAACATGATAAATCTCAGCAATACTTTGTTTATCTCTTGACCAAATTACGTTTAAAGCATATCCATTAAATAAAACAAGGTCCAACGCACATTTCTTCATAACCTCATAAACATTCTCCTTTTTGTTAATAAGATTGATTGTTGCCATAGGATTGTTTAAAGAAACAATACCATCACCCATAATTTGTTCTCTCTTGGATATTATAATTGCTTTATGTATTGCACAGTTATTGTATCTTGAAATAAGATACTGAGGCATCAAATTGTTTTCACCATACCATACCCAAGGAAACCTTTGAAATACTTCACTAAAAACAGGAAGAAGAGGTTCTTGTGTAAAATTGATTTTACCTAATTGGTATTTTTGTAATTCACTCATAATTAATCTTGTATATATATGTAATTGTTGTTATCCTCATCAGGAGAAACGTATGATACATAATCATTACCTTCCTCTGATGTTCCGTCTAATCTACACAAACTTGTAAATACTAAGTTACTACCATTACCAAAGATTTGTAATTGATATTGACCTTCATAATTTAGGTCTTCATTAGGATATTGTAAATTCAAAATGATTTCACAATACCTATCATTTTCACCATATTCAGCAGGATTTGATGTGTCTATTGTATAAGACTTAACTTCCTGTGATAAGGTATGTACAAATGTTAAAGTATAACCTGTAAAATCTTGTCTTGAATTATTATTGATATTCAGAACTAATTCGTTTTGTTGTCCTTTGTTTAAAATTAACATAATATCATTCTATATAATTAAATATAAATTTTTTCATTTAGGATTTTAATAATAAAAAAAGAGGGGCGTTAGCCCCCCTTTAGTATAGGAGATATAGAAATTCAGTCCACAACAGACTTACTTTTTCCCTTAATCATTAAATCCACCTGCAGAGAATATAGAGGATAAAGTTCCACTAATTACATTTGCTGGTTGAGGTTCTTGACCTGTGAAGATTAATTCAAATCCATTACGATCACCGAGTGCCACACCTGTAGCCGCTGAACCACCTGATAAGAACATACCGTTAGTTTGTCCTAAATAGTATTGTACATCATTTTGGTCAACAGCAATAATTTGAATAGCGTCGTTTTGTGATAATAATTTTAATTGGTTTCTCTTATCTTGGTCATACTTGTAAAGAACTGCAGTTAATACTTGTTCAAAAAATATGCTTGCATTCTCAAAAGATTTGGTTACGTTCTGAGAAAGTGAACTAGTATTTCTTTTCAATTCAAACTGAAACCAAGTTCCTGCACCAGTAATACCTGTGATAGGACCAGTAGCTCCTGAAATTGATACAGATGAAACTGATGGTTCAGTAGCACCAGTAGCACCCAAAACGTAAATCGTTTTGATACCACCTATACCGTCTGAACAACCTAACGCTACACCTGAAGATATATAACAACTCATATTATTTTATATTATTTGTTTTCTGTTTATTTTAAATGTGTGGGGCCTTTCACCCCACAGTTTTTTATTTAGAACAATTACGCTAAGTTATTTGTAGCGAAATATGCAGTTGATCCGAAAAGAGCAATTTGTGCACCATAGTTATAGTTTGCACGTAATCTCAGTTCATCGAAATCTTTCGAATACCAAATTACTAATTTCTCGTGGTCAGACAATAAGTCAAAACCTACTACCATATATTCAGCTGGTCCAATTGTTACTTTGTTAGAAGCATTCAAACCGATAGTTGGAACAACTTTAACGTTAGTATTTGGATGTACAGCTTCCATGTTACCTGTAATCTCAGAAGAACCGATGTAATTTGAAAAGAAGTTAGCCTTAGTTAATGCTTGTACATACAATCTGAAGTTTGCATATGACATAAATACTCTCAAGTCTTCTCTTGACATAGCGTCATCAGACAATACGTTGATTAATTTATCTACTTCTGTGATTGGGTTACCAGCTGAACCGTATGCTACTGAGTTATCAAATGTTGAACCAGATGAGTTAGCAACACCTGTAGTACCTGTAACGATTAACGCTTTGAAACCATCAAAACAATCACCACCACCTGTAGTAGCACTCCATAATTTTTGCTCAATTCTTTGTTGGATTTGCTTAACTTTCAAATCAGCAATTTGTTGTTCAAACGGTACACTCTCTTGAGTTTGACCTGGTTTCATCAACATTGACTGAAACGTATCAAAAAGGTCCTGATAACAAAGCGCCTCGTTATATTTCTCAGCACAAGTTGTAATGTTTCTTTGTGTGAAAGTTGTGGTAGTACCAGTTGGAGGATCCCATCCGCACTCACCTGCTTGGAACACGATGTTTGAATTTAATAGGTTCAACGCTTGTGTTCCTTTGATACCTAATCTTACATTTACATACTTAGGAGTTGTTGCACCGATAAGGGCCTTTGCCAATAACTCACCACCAACTTGGTCTACATATGAACCGATAGATGATACATCGTATGAAAAGTTTTCTCTTTTTAAAATTTTCATTTTTGTTATTTTTTAAATTTTTAATTTTATTTTTTTCTGAGTGCTGCAATTGCCGCAAGTTTTGCTTCTATTGCATCATCATGATTTAATTGTTTATTAAAATCTGTTTTACCATCAGAAATTTTCTTTGCTGCTGGTTCTTTTTTAAATGCACTAAAATCTGCATTCATTTTTTCAACCTTATCTTCCATCGACTTCATTTTCTCAGATATTTTTTCCATCATATCTTTTACTAAAGCGACAAATTCGGCCATAGGGTCAGGAACACTTACTTCAGCTTCAGAACCTTTTGGTCCTTCTACTTCAACGTCTTGTAGTTCAATTTCAACTTCAGGTCCTTCTTTTTCTTCAATTCTTGCAATAACACCTTCCTTGGTTTCTACCTTGGTACCGTCTTCTAATTCATGTACACCATCTGGTGCAGGAATTTCTCCTTCGGCAATTACTACAACAACTTTAGCACCTTCCATCAAACTATCACCTTCAACTTTGATTTGAGTTCCGTCAACCAATTTGGCATCAACAAAAATCTCCTTTACAGATTTGATTTTTCCGTCTACTACTTCTATTTCAAAGTTTTCTACTAATCTAAACTTACCACTTTCTAAAGCAACTCTATCAAACTCATCATTAATTTTAGTAATTTTCTCACCAACCTTAAGTTTTGGAGTTTCTACAATAGTGTTATCTTCTAATTTGAAAGAAGCCATTACAGACTCATCAGACATAAAACCAAACTGCACCATCAATTTTTTAATTTCTTGGATTGCTGTTTTTGGATTTGACATAATCTTTAATTGTTTTTGTTTATTTCTCTTATTAATAAATATAAATTTTTATATATATTCCCAAATGTTATTTGACACCCTTCAATATCTTAACCACTTCTTGTAAGAACATCTGTTCTCTTGCAAAGTCAGCAATCTCTTCAAAGTATCCTGATACACTAAATCCTCTCAGTTCACCCTTCTTAACTTTTTGCCATACTTCATCATTACGAACTTTCATGCTCACAAACCAAGTACCTACAGGTAAATCACCATAACCATACTTTGTTGACTTATCATTCTCATCTTCCTTAATCCAAGACTCAATAACATATACATCTGATGCCGCCTTACCGTTATGGTTGGTGTCATTATTATCTATGTACTTGTTTCTCATGTATTTCTCTGCAATCATCTTAATTGTCTCAGCTGAGAAGAACACATAGTATGGATTACCCAACATATCTTTACGGAATATCTTAAGGTCAGGAATCATAACAGGGCCAAACACAATTCTCTTTTCTTCATCAGTTTGGAACTTCTGTTTTGACATGTTGTTTCTGATACTCTCCAATTTACGAGAAGCCCATTCAATACCTGTTGTTCCACCCCATCCTAACCAAGCAACATAACCTTTGTCTTTCCAAGGTGTAGACTTAAACTCAGGTGATACCTCCGCATTCTTTCTATGTCTTGCGAACGCCGCCATTCTTGCAATTGTTGATTCTGAGATGTTCTCGCCCTTACACAATTGGTTAGCACGAGTCCAACCAACTCTTGTCATTCCCTTAACCTCGTCACCGTGTTCATCTCTCCATCTTAATACCTTACAAGCGTTGTTCTTTGCTGCTTCAGGATAATCGTCATATGTTTCAAATGCAATAGATTTTTCTATTACATCCTTTTTCTTTTTCTTAATATCAGGATCAACATAACCACCAATACCACCAACATCATATCCCATATCTTCTTTGAGATATTCTTTAATCTTGATAAGATGACCATCCATAAATGATACATCATGTATCATTCCAACCTCCTCATCAATTTCGTGTAGAATATCCTTAAAATCTTCAATAAGGAAATATGCCTCCATTACTTGTTCAGGAGTTGCTAGTTCTGATTTGATAACCTCTTCTTCTAATCTAAAGACATTATCAGCTACTTGTGCAGCACTTCTAACCATTCCAACAGTTTCCTCATCCATTTCCATAGTAATGAGATGTTTGAACAGTTCTACTGCACCAGGACACATATGGAAATATCTTGGTTTAAAACCGAATATATTGATTGCTTCAAATTTCTGTTTTGAGAAAGAAGGGTTTGATGTTCTTGTATCAGGTTGAGGATAATCCAATACATCATAACTTTCCTGACCATCAATTCTACCTTTGGTAATACTTCCTTTGTTTACAATTGTAGCATCTTTCTTATAACGTATTTGTTTCCATACATGTCTACAATTATAACCACCCCTCCATACCAAAGCACTATCACCTTCATCATTTATAATTCTTTCCATATCTTCCACCCTATAAACAAAGTTTTTGTTTAAAAGGTCTCTACAAAACTCTCTTGTTGTTTCTTTGATTGGTGAACCTGGTGCCTGTGGATTTAATACATATTTGTATCTTACCAAATAGGTATCAGTATCTTCAAAAGAAGGTGCGTTTGGACTAGATGATACGAAATCTTCTTTATCCAATATCCAACCTTCTGATAATAATTCATCCTCAGATTGTCCTATACCATTTAAAAATTGTAAGTATTTTTGGTCTTGTCCTTCAGGGATATGAAAATCTTGACCTTTTACTTTATTGAATGCAATCCAATTTACTTCTATTGCAGGTTCATCAACGAGAGATATACTATCAATTCCTGATATTTCATCCTCTTCGTCAATTCTTAATTCATATACTTTATCTTTCTTCATATATAATTAAATATAAAAAATTAGTTATCGGCCCTGTCCACGATATTTTTTAGGTCTTTGTGATTTAGGTCCGTATGACTTTTTACCTTTGGGTTGTGATTTTCTTTTTCCAAAACTAATTTTGTAACTAGTATTATTACCTTTTTTCATTATAATGTACTTAAATCTTTTAATCTTGCTAATTTCTCTTGTTCTGATGTCAACTCGTTTGATACCACATATGTCTTCATAATCATAGGAGATTGGTCTTGTGCTGGTTTAGATACAGCGGCCGCATCAGGTCTAATATATAACTGATTACCAAACGATGTACCACCACCCATTTGATTCATAGCTGATAATAATGGTGCGAACATAGTTACCGCTCCTCTTGTCATTATTGCCTCACCACCCTCAGCTTCAACCATTACACCACCTTGTGCGTGTCTTGGTCCATTAATCATACCACCAGATTCATAGTTTCTACCTAAATCATTACCAGCTGGTGCTGCGGTTTCTCCACCACCTTTTCCTGCCTCATTTGCGGCCTTAGTTGCAGATATTACCGCACTTATAATTCCCGCTGCTTGTGCTGCGTATCCAATTAGTAATGGTATATTTTGAGGGAAACCAACTTTTGCTGTTTGTGCGGTACCTTCAGCAACTGCGGCAGTAGAACGGGCTAAAGTAAGTTTAGAGAATGTAATTGTTCTTTTAACTTCCATAATTAATTCCTTAGCCATTAATATTTGTTTTGCAATAAATGCGGCTCTACCCAAATCACTTTCAGCACCAACAATCGATATTATATCGTCAAATGCTTTCTGTCTTACAGATACTCTATCTCTTTCAATTTGATTAGATTTTTCAGTATATTGAATTTGGTCTTGTAACTTTCTATCATTTAAATCTCTTATTTGTTCAGTTGTTAAACCTTCTCTTGAAAGTTGTTCTGAATAATATGTGTCATCTCTTTTCTTCTTCTCTTCAAGTAATTGTCTTTGTGCATCCAAATCCATCTGTGATGCTGCCATCATTCTTACAAATAAAGCATCTCTATCACCTTTTGCTATTTGTTCTTCTCTTAACTTTGCTTCAAGTCTAATCTTTTCAATTTCTTTATCTTTGGCCTTTTCAAGATTAATTAAAGCGTTGTTATATTCTTGTTGACTAATAATTTTATCTTTTAATGCTTGATCTAATTCTTTTTTATCCTTGTCAAATCTATTCTGTCTTTCTTTGACAGCCATTTCTGTTAAATCTTTTTCTGCGGATATTTCAATTTCTTTAATTTTTTCAAGAAAATCTTCTCTTTTCTTTGCATCTTCTTCATTTCTTTTCTTATCAATATCCGCTTGTTTTAAATCATATTTGGTTTTAACTTGTAATAAAAGTTCACCTTGTCTCTTTTTATCAATATCTAAAGCTTTTATCTTATCTTCTTCTGCAAGTTTTGCATTTTTTAATTCTTCATCTTGTCTCTTTCTTTCATCTTGAATTGAAAGGACTGCATTTTCCCTTTGCAAGTTCAATAATATCTCATCCGCAGATTTATTATTTTGTGCTATCTTATCATTCTTAGCCTGATTTTCTTTTAATTGTTCAGCTTTGAAATTTTGTTCTGCAACTTTTATCTCATTTTGTGTATTTTTGATTGTTTGTAAAGTTCTTCTACCTTCTTCATCATCTAAATTAGATAAAGAATTATAATATCTTTTTTGTGCATTTAATAATAATTCTCTGTTTTGTTGTTCTAATTCATAAATTCTTTTTGCTGACGCACCTCTTGCTTTTTCTGATGCTAATAGTAAATCACCCTGTCTTTTAACTGATTGAGTTTCAACATCAAGAGTCTCTTTGGCCATTTTATCAGCCGCTTCATTTAATTCTTTTTGTTTTTCAGCGGCCTTTTCAGCGGCATCAGCATAATCCATCAAATAAGATATTGCCATACCTAAACCAACAACTAATGCACCAATACCTGTTGCGGTTAACGCTGCTGCGAATGCTCTTGCTCCTGTTGCCGCAGCTGCCTCACCCACACCGACTTTAACAAAAGATGCTGCTAATGCATTATTTAAGGTCGTGTATATTTTGGTTATACCTGTAGCCTTACCAAGATTACTTGCTATCTTACCAAAGTCATCAACTAATCCTTTTAATTGTGCTTTAATATCTTTAAGACTAAATGAACTAAAGTTACGTAATTGATTTACTGCACCATCCAAAGAACCAGCAAACTGACCAACAGGACCGGGTAATGTACCTAACGCACCTAAGAACTCTTTTGATTTTAAATTGGTTTTATCTAACTCATCATTAACCTCGTTAAATTTACCAATCAATAAATCTTGTTCGGCACCAGGTCCAACCTTCTGTATTTCTTTCTTTAAAATTCGTAATTGTTCGGTGAGGGTTAATACTCTATTACTAGTAATATCTACACTACCTGAATCTACGTCAACCTGTATTTCAATTTTTTTGGACATAATCTTATAAATTTAAACTCTCCGCCTTTTGTTGTTGGAAAGACATGTTCAATATCCTTTTATCACCTTTTAATTTATGGATAGAACTAAAATCAATATTTGATTTTGAAAATTTATCCATTTTATCCGATAATTCTTTTGTATAACTTTTTACAAATAAGTTATCAAGATTTGTAATTTGTTCGTTTTCTATAATTTCTATATTCATATTTTTAATTTTTTATACACATCCACCATCACATGTTGCATATGTTGCTAATGTTATTGTATTACCAACATCACCACTATTAACTGTATATGTTGGTGTTGTTAAACTTGATGAACCTCCAGGTCCACAATCTGCATCTGTTAATACCAATCTATTACTTATAGTATATGAGTTTGCATATTCATTAGGTTCTTCACAACCATTAGTTGTTATTTCAGCATAAATAGTATCACCAACACCGACTGTATAGGTTCCACTTGAATTAGATGTTCTATTTTCAACTTCAACAGAATTTATAAATAATAACATCTGTCCAGTTGCACCACCTGATTCGGTAAATGACCAGTCAAAGGTTACATTACCAGGTGTTGGTGTTGGAGTTGAAGTTGGTGTAGGTGTCGTTGTAATATCAGGCGTTCTTGTAATTGTAGGTGTAGGAGTAGGTGTTTTTGTTGGTGTAACAGTCATCGTTGGTGTAATTGTAGGTGTAGGAGTAGGTGTTGGAATAGTTAAACTTAAACTCAAACACACAGGATATATTGCTCTATGACCAATAAATCTTACCTCAAAATAATAAACTCCTGATAGGAAATTAGATAAACCCATCATAGATGGTGTAATAGATACTGATGTAAATGTACCACTTGCGGTTGTTGAACCTGTAGAAACTGTATCCTCATAATCTACCAATCTAAATGGTTTATAATAATCTTGTCCTTCTGCCATCATGTGTAATGAAAACAGATTTAAATTTCCGTTACTAGCAATAAAAGGTTCTGCGTTATTTTTTGACCACGACCAATCAAAACTTACAATTATCGAAGAAGCTGTGAATGTTGTTGCACTAAAATTTGTACATGTTCCAGATACACTATTATCGTTTATATCATGTACTATGTCAATATCATATTCATATACCTCATTATTAGGGTAAACGAAATCTTGATTTATTACTTGTCTTATATATTTCTTACTCATAATTTATATATGTTTTAAGGACAATTTAAAAGTGTTCCTGTTGGTGATAATCTTATTATTCTATTTGCTGCAACTCCATTATATTCAAAAAACTCACCCATAACTAAAATTGTATTATCTGATAAAACATCAATATCTGTTACTTCTAGTCCTCCTGCAGTTCCCATCCCTGTACCATAAACAAATGATGTATTAATTGAACCATTACTATTTAATCCTATAATTCTATTTGCAGTAACACCACTAAATGATGTGAATAGACCACCACAAATAATTCCTCCGTCATTTTCTATTGCAACGCTTCTTACACTACTATTAAATCCATTTCCTATAACAAAGGATGTATCCCTACTACCATTTGTATTTAATCTTACAATTCTTGTTGTATTTATACCACTACCATTAAATTGTGTAAAGTCACCTACGACAATAATCTTACCATCAGTTTGTAATTGACATTCCCACACTTGTGAATTAAATCCTGTTGTTACTCCACTAAATGTTGTGTCATAAGAACCATCTGAATTTAATCTTACAATTCTATTTCTAGTAATTCCATTAAAGGTTGTAAATTGACCTACTATTATAATTTTACCATCAGTTTGAATTATAATGTCATTTATATTACTATCAAATCCTGTTGTAAATCCACTGAAACTAGTGTCTAATGTTGCATCAGAATTTAATCTACATAAACCAGGAACACTAACACCTTTATATGCATCAAATGTACCACCACAAACTATTTTTCCATCTGATTGAATATCTATTGCACTAACATCAATAACTGCTGATGTATATGTTCCTCCTGATGTAAATCCTGTACCTACATTAAAAGTATTATCCCAAGATCCATCAGTATTTATTCTAACTATTTTAGAGGACGTATTACCCCTATATTCCCAAAATCTACCCGCAACAATAATCTTACCATCTGATTGTAATTTTTCACCACTTGCCCCATCACCATTTAATCCTGTACCATAATTGAAATTTGAATTAATTGTACCATTTTGATTTAACCCTACTATTCTATTCAAAGATGTTCCATTATAATTTGTAAATTGTCCTACAATAACTAACGTACCATCAAACAATTCAACATTAGAATTTGTTGTATCAGTTTGGAAACCTGTACCCACATTAAAACAAGTATAACCTGTTGAATAATCTATTTTATATTCAAAATCATAAGATGTATTTAAAGTTGTTGCAGTAAATGTTACACCTGTTGAAAAAGAATTTTTAATAAACGTATTTTTAATTCCATTATCACCACCCTCATCATCAGTTGTATAATCTATTCTATTAACATTATAATTTAATGTATTTGTAGAATCTGAAAATTGTATATTAACCACATCATTAACATATAATGGACAAGAGTATAAACTATTTGAATTGTAATAGATTCTCTTATTTAGAACACTATTGACATAAACATCCAAATAGTCCCCACCGAAACCATCAACGTCATCAAATGTAATTATTAAACTTCCTCTCATATTATTAAATATAATTTATTTCAACATGTCTTTCCACTACTAAAATGGTGCGGATGATAGTGTTACACCATTAATAGCCGCATAGTTTGCAAATGTGGTACAATTAATTGCGCCGTTAAAAAATGCTTTATTTACTCCAAATTGATTAGAAAATACCCATACATTTTGTGCATTCTGATATTGAGTTTGACTTGGTGATAAACTCTTTCTATCAATAAATAATAAATTATTACTATCCTCATACCAAAATAAGTAATTAGGGTCATTATATTCATCTTCAGTAATCTCTGTCATCGTATAATACCAAGTACTACCAAAACCAGGATGAGTATAAGATGCTGTCATACCACTAACATTACCACCTAAAGCACCAACTATATAATCATAAAATATTGACCAATAATAATAAGTTCTTCTAATTGAATTAAGTTCTTCTCCATTAACTGTATATGTATGTCCTGATATGTTTTCTTCAGGATTAAAATATGTTCTGAATTTAAAAGTACGATTATTTGTTTCATTACAATATACATACTTAAAATATCTTGTTGGATATTGTTTTGTTGTTACATTCGTTTGCACTAATTGAACTTTAGTAAGTTCGGGATTAGTTAAATCATATCCTTCTAATTTATTTAAATAAAAATATTGTTCTTGTATTTTAATTATATCGTTTGGTCTTAAATTTTTTACATCATTTAATGTAATTTCGAAATAACCATCTAAAAATCTTGTGTTTTTATCATATAAATTATTAACTCTATTTGAATAAAATAAATTATATATATCTTGTTCTGTATAGGCGTTGAATGTAGGTATACCTAAACCAATATCATCAGGTTCTTGTGAGTTGAATAAAATACATATACTATCGTTATTAATCTTATTACTATCAGGATTACCATATGGCATAGTATGTGATACAACAGGAGAAACATAAGAACCTATCGCGTATGTATTACCATCAGGAGCTGGTGCGCCAGGATTTACACCCGTTGATGGTTGTAACCTAAAATACATATTATTAATCCTAAATCCACTACCAAAATTGAAACTTTCACCAATCTGATCTAAAAATGGTGATAGATTTCCAAGGTAATAAAACAATCTCGGTTTTTGTTTAAGACCAGTATATTTCCATATTACTTTTTCTGTACCACCTGAACTTTGTGTATTTGATTGACCAGCATAGTTAATACCTAATGGAATACCAACATTATTATCCCATTTACGAATTACTTCAGGACTAAAAATTGTATCAATTTTCTTTGTCTGTGATTTAAAATCTGTTGGGTTATATACAATATTCTGTCCGTATATTAATTTGTTTCTGTCTTTGTATGTCTTGTTCGCCTCATCACCATCTTCTTGGTCTGTAAGAATTAATTCACTCTCAATAAAGTTAAGTGCTGGTTGTACGGTGAACCCTTTATCAAATGATAATTTATCTGTCCAATCATGTATATCACCACTACCAATATAATAGTCATATGGTTCTATAATCATTTGATTTGTAACTTCAGGGTCAGGAATAATAATAAGGTTAAATTTCTTAGCAAGTGAACTGAGAATATCAATCTGTTTAATATTTGTATCAATAACTAAACTAAAATCTACATATGTGTTTTCTGTGAATGTTACATTTGTATTGAGTGGTAATGGTGCATATGACAAAGATGATGTTGATAAACTAACATTTGAAACTGACGAATTAAAACCATAATTGAATATAATTTCAATAACACAACTACCACCACCACAATCTACAAATTGATTACTTACCCATGAATAGGTTGTTCCTGTTGTATTTGCTGGTATAGATAATGGTACAATATATGGTACATTAGGTCCACCGTAACAAGGAGCCAGTTCAAAATCAAAACCAATATTAATTTGTTCTGAACATAAACAAGGTATACCTGTACCTTTCTTAACTACATAAATTGTATATGTTCTATCAGTTCTTATATTTGGTGAACCCAAACATTCTTGATAACTACTTATATAACTTTCTTCTACTAATACTTCTACACCATCTAAAGGTAACGTTTGAGGTACAGGTGTTCTATAACCAAATTTTGTACCATCAAATGAATAGAAACCATACATATACAATAATTTGAACCAAGGTGTATTAAAAAAATCTGATTTAATTGTATATCCATAATTTTTGAACATCAGTTTTATTAATGCGTAAATATTAAGTGATGGTTTTAATTGATTATCTAATATTGGGTTCTTTGGTGAGTTAATTCTATAATCTGCAGTTATACCATTTGCTGTAGTATATGCCGCATATGTTGCATAAGTTCCTATTTGATCTGTTGTTGTATATAATCTTGTCTGTCCTGAAACAGTTGCACCACTTAAATTAACTGTATCTCCTGTATATTCATAACCATTATGAACAATAGGATAAAGATAAAGTGATGGAACAACTCTTGGATTTTGTAATACTCCTTGATTCCAAGCTGCAGCGGTATTATAAACATTAAAATAATGATTAAAATGCCAGTCAATATCATTATAATCTAAATCTTTTAATAAGTTATTACCCATTTGACCATATAAGTCAGCAACCGTAGAGTATAGAGTAACATCATATTCGACTTTAGAGTTAAGTACAGAAACCTTATTTAATCTCATGTAACCCGTAAAATACTTTTGGTCATCCAATAACACATCAATATTAACTCTACTTGTTACATCAAAATATAATGAGTTTGTATCTACATTATAATAATTTTCAAAGAATGCGTTGTTTTTTTTAGAACCAGGTAAAGATAAACCCACAGAATAATCTGAGTTTCTTTTACCTATATCTTGTAACTCTGCAAATGATTTGTTTAATTTTAGTGGAATATCAGTATATAAATCTAAAGTATCATAACTTAATACTTCACTTAAAGTTGTTGATGTATCGGGTATGACATAATAAGACATAGTGGCTCCTGTAGGAATTGCTAGTCCTGCGTTAATATATATTCTATCACCATCATAAACTTTAAATGTACCAACTAAATCACTAACACCATATTCAGAAAAACCACCCATACCTTGAATAGTATTATCAGGTTTTGTAACAACAAAATTTATATAATAGTATTCATATAAATTAGTATTTGTTCCATCGTAAGGTGACATATCTATATTGTAATAAAATGTACCTGTACCACCTGATACTTGCATATATATATTCCAATAGTCAGATGACAAAAATCCTGTGGTTGTACCCGTAATTGGTGATGTTTGAGTTCCGCTACCACCATAAGTTACTTCATCAGCACTTATTACTGATAATGAAGTATTACCTGTATATTCTATTCCTGATGGTATATTTGTTTGTACTCTTAGTACTGTCTGTTGTTGTTGTGCCATATTAGAAACCTTTACTCACAAAGTAGCCATCAGCGTACTTACAAGTTATTCTATACTTGTTTAATTTTTGGTGTTTTTTGGTTATGGTCTGCACCTCTGTTGATAAGACTTGAATTGGTCTCAAATCTTTATATATATAATCTTGTCTATTCATCGGTGATATAAAATCTTCTTTAATTTCATATACCTGTGGTGACATAAATAATTCTTCTAACCAATTACCATAAGATACATTTATATAATCACTTTCTAATACAAATTCTCTTTGTACATCTGTATCGAATGTTTTTACTGTTCTACCTATATTTCTATCAGGTGACTGTTGTGATGTTGAGTAATATCTATTATCGTAAGTTTGTCTTGTAATCTTCTTTGTATCTTGTCTATAAGATGTAAATGTAAAATAATCATATCCACCTTTTTGATTTAGGAAAGCAACTCTTGTATCTTCAGGTTGACAATTATCATATAAATAAAAATAGAATGCTTCTGATACGGGACCTACTGGTCCTGTTGCAGTTCTTCCTGATACATTTGTTGGATATGAATAGAATATCTGAACTCTATAATACGCCACACTATCCCAACTGATTGTTGAGAATATATTTGTAATATCTTTTGGACCACATGGTAATGCAAATATTTTTAAGGTATCTGTATATCCTGTTGGTGTTTGATACGTTGTTCCACTAAAATTGATTTGTTCATCAAAATAATCAATAAGATTATTATTTATATCATAAAATTCACATACCATAAAATCTGCCTCAATAACCTGTCTGTCACCTGACTGACCATTAAGATAGTATAATACATAATTTTCATTTTCTTGTATAGTTTGAATCCTTGGTGCGTTTGTTAAGAATCTACTTGTTTCACTCATCTCAGGAACAGAAGGATAATCAAACATGTATTGTGACATCGGAGATAATCTTCTGTTCACATCAATTGTATTAAGAGTTAACCCTGTACCTATAACAGTACCAATCTCTTGGTCAAAGTTTGATAATAAGTATTTATCCCTACCCATTTGAAAACTACCACCTATATAATCAAAATAGTTTCCTGTATTTGTAAATCCACTTGCTGTAAATCCTGTACTTGTTGCACAAAAAGGAATATCGGTGTAATGTTCAAAATCGTTTGTTAATCCTGAAAAAGTAGTAGTCGGTGTACTACCAGTCGCTGGTTCATAAACGGTTGTTGTTCCTCCTGTTAAGAATCTATATCCATATTTAAAATTTGCTTTAATAGAATTAGGATATGGATTATTTAAATTAATTAATTCATTTGTTGAGTACCAATCATTCAAATAATAGTTTGTATAATGTTCAGACTTAATATAATTTGACATGTAATCATATGGTCTTACATTAAATTTATATGTAAATGTTGAACCTGATTGTGAAACAACATAAGGTACGACAGACATTCTTCCTACTTTGGAATCATCTGAATATAAATCAACATCTAACTCTAATGATGATTCATATGTATCACCAGTTAAAATAACTTCATATGTTCCACCTCTTTGATATATCATGTCAGCAGAACGCCTAATCTGTGAATTACTATTCAGTCCATTTGCGTATTGTGTTGGGTATCCGAAACTCATATTATAATCCTTCTAATGCGTTTAACAAATCATCGATTGTTGCCTGTCCAATTAAATCTTCAATTTGTTTATTATTTATAATTTTATCATAAGATATTTCAACAAAGTTTTTTGGTTTATTTTGATAACCAAATCTAGCTATTGAACGAGCAACAAGAAATGCTGCACTTTTTATATTTTTATCGTTTTTAGGTAGAAACCTACCTGTCTTAAAATCTCTTATTTTAAAACTCGTTTTTTTTCTTATCCATTCTTCTATTGCAGGTTGTAGATTACCACCTGTACCATTTGCACCAGGTTTTCTACCTTCAGCTAACCAATACGCATATGTGTTTAATAATGGTTTACCAAATGCTTGCATCTGTATAGCTTGTACACCTTGTTTATTATCTATTACTACCGCCTTGATAGACCTAACTAAATTACCTGTTGCAACACGGCTAGTCAAACCTTTTTGAAAACGACCAAAGATATATACTTTCTCTGATAAACTTTGTTTGACAATATCCTCTATAATTGGTGCAATTGCTTCTAAATCCATATTATGCAGGGTTTATAATCAAGTAGGCTACGGTATCTGTATCCCCATTCACACTCGAATCAATTGTAAATGTTCCACTTCCTTTCGAAGAAATACCAATACTACCTTTATTAGTATCAGTTTGTTTGGTTAAGAATATTAAACTATCAGCTGTAACCAAGTTATTTGATACTGTTACCTGACCAGGGTTTGCTCCATCAAGTACCGCGGTTCCCATAGTTTTATCAGAACCCGATGCAAACATCACATCACCACTTACTCTTAGTGAACCACTAACAGTTGTGTCATCTTTGATATGAACTTTATTGTTATCAAGACCTTCAATATATGCGTGTGAAACTGAACCTAAACTTAGATAATCATTTAGTTCTGTATCTGTTCTATCATAAGAACCTACAATAACATTATTTGAACCTGTTTCAAGGTTACTTAAATTTCTTTGTAAGAATATGTTTTGAGAACCACTTTTGAAAGAATGTCCACCTGTATTGATGAATATGTTACCTGAACCTGATTCAAATGATTGACCACCGTATTGACCAAACAAAAAGTTTCCATCATTATTTAAATTATTTAAGAATGCGTCACTTGACTCTCTACCAACTACGATGTTACCATTTCTAAGACCAAGACCAATACCTTCGGTGTAAGTCATTAATATTTTATAATCAGTATCAATTGAACGACTGAAAGACATAGGTGCATCAATCATACCAAGTGAACCATTAATTCTGTGTACGGTATTTGGTGATATGAAAATAGTAGATGAACCTGATGCAATTAATGAACCTGTTATAGTTGTATTACCAATAGTCCTTAACGAACCTGATATTAATGTATTTGAACCACTATCAATTAAGAAACCTGTCTTTCTTGAACCTACTGCCGTACCAGTACCTACCGCAAATACAACTGATTGTGCG